AGACCCATCGCCTTGCGCGATGGCAAAAGAGATGTCAACATATTCACTCCGAATCTGGTTTGTGAGGTCGTAAAATATGACGACGCGAACAGTTTTGGTCTCGGCGGATGCCGGAGTGCCAGTGATCTCACCTGTCGAGGAGTTTAAAGTTAACCCAGAGGGAAGCCAGTTTTGAGAAAATTCATCGCGGATGACCCATTTGTCGGTCGCGCCAGGATACAAGTCATTTCCGTATTTGTTTGTCCTAAAACCTCCGAATGGGGCATTTACCGGATCGGCTGCTTGCAAGGTAAACGAAATCGGCTCACCGGCTGTGCCAGAGACAACCTGACCGGCGGCTGGCTGCGGGTCGTCGACTTTGACCTGGAATGGATACGACTGAGTGTCCTCCCCGCCGGGACCGTTTGCGAACACTGTTATTGTGTAGTTTCCAACTGCCGAGGGCGTTCCGCTCATCAGCCAGCCTGCAATCTCGCCTTCAGATTGTCTTGGCTCCAGCGGTCCGGTGTATGACTCCAGAGTAACCCCCGGCGGCAAGCCTGTAACGCTAAACGAAGTTACTGGACGATGATATAAATTACTTAAGCCGTAGTAGTATTCAAAAGATACTCCAAACTGTTGGGAGTCGAAAACATGGCCGGGGGCAGCCAATGTTTCGGGGAGTATGGGAGCGCCTACTGTGACTTCGAAAGTGATCGCCTCCCATGCCGGCGCTTCCAGGTTGGAATTTATCCCTGCCGTGACCTCGATTGTATATGTTCCCCGCCCAATGACTGACGAAGAATACAAGTTGCCCGTGCTATTGCTAAAATCGATGTTAAGTGCAGAAAGAGAAGATCCGCGAACGCTCCAAGAATAGCTCGTGGATGTATCGTCTTGGGATAAGACGGGGGTAAAGTTCAGAGGTTCCCCGAATTTAACGGTGAAACTCTGGCCTGGCTGGATATACCTCATTGAACGGCGCGAGGTGTCAAAACTCAACACTCCTCTGTCGGGAGCCATTTGAAAGCTCCACCGGAGAATGCGAAAATATAAGTTTTGCCGTCCTGTGGCGGGGGTGGGTCGAATGTCAGCAGTCGCACCGTCTTGGTTCCGCCTTGATTCTCCTGCGTGGTCGAGAAAGGTTGCGGAGCACCTTGCACGACGCTCTTGGCATCAAGCGCGGCAAAAGCGAAGTTGGCCATGAGATCGGCCGAGCTGATCTGCACGGGGTATCCGCCGCCGCTGGCTGAGCGAGCGGCTTGGGCCTTCTGCTCAAAATCAACGGGGAACTTCATGACACCTCAGGCATATAGCCTTTCATTACGGCGACCTCATCCCACGCGCCAAAGTTGGTTCGTTGAATATCACGGCGCTCCGTATTCCAAACGATGCGCAGGGTGTCCCTGCCGCCATTGGCCACTTCGCCCACGACCCGTCGACGAAGCATTTTGCGGTTCAAAAAACCAGAGGGATCGGAGTAGTTGGCCGAAGTATTTGAAAGCACGCTGTGCTTGGTCAGCGTCTCACATTGCCAGGTTTCATAGACCGTCCAGCTTGTGGCGATTGGAGGGTCTTGGGTTTGGTCAAGGGTCTGGAATGTTTGCGACAACTCCAGCACCTCTGTGCCGTAGACAACGCGGTTGTTGTTTAAAAAATTATGTCCGTAGGCCGTGACCTCCAGTTCATCGAATGCGTTGTCGTTGGCTCTGGTTATGCGGACGCCAGGGAAGATCGAAACGGTGCCGCTGGAAGTGGGTATCGTCGTTCCCACGGCGAAGCCCGCAGGCGTATCACCTTTTTCCACGAGAAAAGTCGCGGAATACTCGATGAGGCCGGAGAAGCGGGTGGAAATCGATTCGCGGATTTTTAAGGGGAAAGTGCCAGCGGTGGAATAGATCGTGGTCATACGAGGGCGGCGACGGGGAGGCGGGGTTCGATTTTTTCGAGGAGCTTCTTGATGTCGCCAACGAGGGTGTCGAGGGAGGACTTGGCTTTGTCACCACCTCGGGCGGCGGTGTCGGTCTGGCCGGTGCGGCCGGGTTTGTCCACGGCGTCACTGCCGGCCATGCGGTCGCGGAAGGCTTGCGTGCCTTCAGCCATGCGGTCGCGGAGGGACTTTGGTTTTTCGGCCGATGGCTGGTCGGCAGCAGGCTTGTCGGATTTGGCGAAGCGGTCGCGGAGGGATTGGGCGCCTTCGGCCATGCGCTGGCTTAAGGGCTTGGCGGCCTCGGCCTCGGCGGCTTGTTTCTCTCCGGCTTGGCGGCCTTGGCGCTCTTCACGGGCGGCGATGCGGTTGGCAGCACGCTCGGCGGCAGCGAAGTTGCCTTTGCCGAGCGCGTCCTGGGCGCGCTTGGTGTCGCGGCCGCCACGGTCTACGGCGTCTTTGGCGCGGGCTTCTTCGATGGATTTGAAGAGCTTGGCGGATTCGGAGAGTTCTTCTTTGATGTTCTTGGCGCTGCCTGCGGCTCTGGCCATGGCGGTGGCGAAGCTCTCGGCGGCATCGCCCATCCCGGCGTCTTGGGCTTGCTTGAGGTAGCTGTTGAAATCCTTCTGGTATTGCAGCGCCTTGGCCTGCTCTTCGTTGCCTCCGGCGAGGGCTTCGGCGATCTTGAGGTCGAGCTGGAGGGACTTTTGTTTTTCTTCGTTGCTGGCGGCTTGCTTGGCTTTTTGCTCCTCGAGCTTTTTGTCGGTGGCGGCGACGCTCTTCTCGATGTCTTTCATTATGTCTGATGAGACTTTGGCCTCATCATTCACCCCGCCGATGCTCTGGGCCTGATCGTCGGTCTTCCCGGCGATCGAGTCGGCGAGGGAGAAATTGCCTTCTAGGAGGGGCTTGGTGCCTGCGATCTCGTCGCCGACTTTCGACCAACCATCGGAGAGGTCTTTGAGCTGTGGCTTAAAATCCGCGCCGAGGGAAAAGGATTCGGCCATGCTCTGGCCTGCGGTGTCGGCTTTTTCACCGGCGCTTTGGAATTCTCCGGCGGCTGCAGCGGCGGCGAGACCGGTCTTTGTTAGCTCGGCGGCGGCCGTGGAGGCTCCTTCGCTGGTCTTATTTATTGCGGCATTGGCTTCGGTTTGAGTCTGCGAGACATCTTTACCTTTATTGGTGAGGGCGGTCAGCGCATATCCGAATGGCGTGAAATTATTAAACGCCTTCGCCATGTAGTAGTTGAATCCATTCAGCGATTCAGCCACCGCATCATAAACGACGGATTGGCCTTTGGCAGGAGTTGCACTCAGGACTGAAAAGAGATCCTTGGAGTATTGAATCGCGCCTTTCATCGCAGGGATAAACCCTTCGTTGATCGAGCTGACAACCGTGCTGGTTGGGGTAATTAGCCCCTCGCCGAGCGCGGTTTTTAGATTGGTAAACTCGGCGCTAAGGATTCGCGTCTGATTTGCCAGGCCGTCGCTCGTTCTCTCAAAGTCTCCTTGGGCGTCGGTGCTTTGTGAGAGGATGGCATTATAGGCGGCTAGGCTTTTGGTCTGAGCGTCCAGCGCGCCGGTGCCGTCATAGAGGCCGAGCTTCATCGCTTCGGCTTTGAGCGTGGCGTCGTCTAAAAGAACGCCAAACTTGCGGATTGGCTCAGACTCTCCGCGCAGAGCCGCGCCGATGGCGGTAATAGCTTCCTCGGGCGAGGTATTGTAAAAAGAGGCAAAGTCGGCAGAGAGCCCGACGAGGTTTTTTGAAAATCCTACGAGCTGCCCGCCAGAGAGTCCGGCGGCCTTGCCGAAAATAGCAAATGTCGCGGCGGCATCCATCGCTTGCTGAGTCGTCTGACCGAAACTTGTCGAAGTCGTCCGCGCCCAAGATTGAATCTCCTGGGCATTATTTCCAAAAATAACTCCGACCTTTGTTGTGGTCTCGCCTAGATCAGACGCCAGTTTGATGGCATCGCCTACAAACAAAAACGCTTCGCGGAATCCTTGGACTGCCGCATAAGCTGCCGTCAGGGATGCGGTCATTTTGCCAATTTGCCCGGCTACAGAACCGAAGCCCGTGGATGCCTGCTCGGCCTGCACGGAATCAATCGCGGCGTCGAGTTGCTTGAAATCGGCGGTGGCGGAGTCGGCGGACTGCCCCATACTCCTGAGTCGTTTTTCCATCGACTCGTGTTGACCGATACGACGCATGGTGTCCTCGAGTTGATCGAGCGTGAGATTGCCGCTCTTGACTTGGCTTTTCAGCCCGAGGATTTCGTCTTGGACTTGCTTCAGAGCACTGCTGAGGCCGACATCTTTGGCCCCGAATTCGACCGTTACATCACTCATGTGAGACCAGCCTCCTTAGCTTTCACATACCGAATGGCGTGGTTCATCATGCTGGTCATTTTTTTCTTAGCCAGGTTGACCGCGAAGGTTTCGTTTTTGGTGTCCAATGTTTCCCGCGCATAGCGGATCTTATTTGTCATAGAAACGGAGTGAGATAGACCCCGCCCTTTTTTGCTGGAAACAGATGCTTCGGATTGGCCCATATTCTTTTCAACCCAAGCTGGGACCCCCTTCATTGGCTCACGGACATCGGCTTCGCATTTTTGTGCGGCAAGCGCCCAGCCGGCCTTTGCGATGCCTACTTTCTTGATCGTGGCCCGCAGATATTTGCGATAAACGGATTGCTTGATGATGGCGCGGTCCAGCAAGCCGAGCCGCTTGGATTTTCCATTATTCCAATTTTTCTGATGGAAAACCCATGCGCCTGCTTCGGAGTCGATCGTCTCTTGAGTATCGCGCGCCCAGATAATGCCCGTCTTGGTATGGCGCAATATCTCGCGCTTGTTCTTCCCCATGTTGATGACTTCTTTCCACCATTCGGGTTTGACTGAGGTGAAAAGCCCTCGCAGGTCTTTGCGAATTTTGCCCTCGCCCCGTTGCTTGTCTGCGGTGCCTTTGCCTCTTGGGCCTGTTAATTTCATGCACTCCAGAGCACAAAGGCGGGCGGCATTTTTCACGAGTTGCTCGACTTCTTTCCCGACGACTTCCTCGTATTTCTTCATCTTGCGAAGAAACTTGAGATCGTCTTTGAGAGTGAAGGAGCTCATGTGATTTTTGCGAAGGCGCTTTCTATTGCCGCGAGGGAGTCAAAATCCGCGTTCGGATTGCGGCGCAGATATAGGCGAGGCACGCCGTGGCTGAATGAATCGGCGTCCAATATTTGGAGCCCGGCAGCAAAGGGGACTTCCCACATGCACTCGTGAAACCCCCAACCGGTGATGCTTGCGAGGCGGTAGACATAGGATGCAAGCCAGTTGGGGGATGCTACTCCCCCGAGGTGGGGCTTCCGGTGGAGGGGTTCTTGGCCTTGGTCTCGGCGGCGTTCACGCGATCCCAGGCGGCGGAGACGAGCTTGGAGAGTTCGTTTTGGTCGTCTAGGTCGGCGATGTTCTCGAGCTGCCAGCGGCGGACGGCGCGGTTGAATTCCTCGGGGTCGCTGTCCACGGCGAGGACATCCTCGATCGGCGCGGTGTGGACGAAGGCGAAGGCGGCGACGAACCAGAACTCATCGCGCTTCTCGAGGAGGTTCGAGCGGATGATGGAGATCGTGCCGGGGACGCAAGGGCGGAGCTTGAACTTGCCGACGCGCTTGGTGCCGTCGCGCATGGCTTGCTCGCGCAAGATTTCGTCGTCGGTTTCGAGGGTTTCGTTAGTGGTGGATTTGTCGTTGTTTTTTTTCATAGAAATTTGGCGAAGCGCTTCTTGTCGGCTTCGGTGGCGTTCTCGGAGATCGAGACGATCTTGCCGTTGCGCTCGAAAACGAGTTGGCGCGGGGTGGCTTTGACCACCGAAACGAGGGTGTCGCGGTTGCGGAGGGCGGCGATGAGGTAGGCCACGGGATGCTCGGGGTTTTTCTCGAGGAAAATGTCGGCATCGCGGAACCACTCCATGACCTGGTTGGCCTGCTGGCCGGAGGTGGGATGGTTGGCGAGAAAATGAAAAACGGTCGTCTCGTCGCCCGAATCGCGGCGGATGCGCGTGGCGGGAGCGGCGGGGTTCTCAGGCTCAAAGCCGAGCGTGAGGAGGATCGTGGCCAGCTTGAGGTCGCGGGTGCTGAATACTGCGAGAGGTTTTGTCGTCATTTTTCGTAGGGAGCCCGGCGCGGTGAATCACACGCGCCGGGCGCTGGGTGCGGGTTGGCTTAGGAACCGACCGTCATTGCGGTCTGGTAGGAGCGAGCTGTGAGTGAGACGGTCTCGAACTGCTCGGCGGCGAAGTTGCTTGTGAGGCCGGTGACGATTGTGGTGGCGCCGAGATCCACAGAGGCTGGCATCGTAACGGTGAGAAGGCCGCCAACGGTGGCGGTGAATGTGCCGGTGCGCATTCCTTCGAGGGAGAGTTCAAGAATGGGCTCGGCGACGGCGACGGCGACAACTCCGCCTTGGTCGTCCTTAAATTCGGAGAGCGCGGCGGTTTCGTTCGCAGAAAATGAGGTGCAAATCATGCCTGAGACTGTGGGTGTGCCGTATTCGGCGGAGCTGACAGGTGTGGAGCGGTAGAGTGTGGCGGCCATGTGGTGAGTTGGTTGGTGGTTGCGGGTTTCGGAAGGGAGTCGCGTGTCAAATGCCGGACGCGGTGAAGGCGAGGGTCAGCGCGGCGGTGGTGACCCACCGGCCATCGGATTGCGTGTCATCCACCGAGCGAAGGTCCGCTCCGGCGAGGGTCAGGTCGGGCTCGAAGGCGTCGGCGAGATCGGTGGCGGAAAGCAGGGAGGCGCGGAGGGAGTCGGCGAGCGCGGCGTGGGCTTCGAGGGAACCTTCGATGACGGAGGGGGTGACGAGGACGATCGAGGCGGTGGCTTTGTAGAAGCCACGGGCGACGGCTTCGGTGGATTCGCACCCGGCGAGGAGGACGCTTTGATCCTGCGGGATGGTCTCGGCGGATTGGCCGGTGTGACACGGGATGCCGTCAAAGGCTGGCTGGCTGCGGAGCCACGCGGCGAGGGAGGACTCGACGGGGATATTCACGCGGCACCTCCTGGGGACATCGTTGCGAGGTATTCGCCGGGGGCGTGGGTCTCGGAGATCTGCGAGAGGAAATAGGTCTTGGCGCCGAACGAAACGGCTTCGCCTCGGCGGGGTGGGCTTTGCAGATCGGCGGCTAGAAAGCGGATCGAGAACTCGCCGCCTTGGCGGAGGCCGCCGGTCTCGAGGTCGAGGCCGATGGAGACGGGGGCGAGGCAGACGCGGATCTCAGCCTGGCGGAATTTGACCGTGGTGCCGTGGGCGCTTTGGCGCAGTTGCGCGGAGCGGAGAGCGAGGGCGTTGCGAGCGGTGGGCGACACGACACTGGGGCCGTGTCAAAAGAAAAGCCCCCGCCGGAGTGAGAACGGCGAGGGCTTTTGCGGGCGAGGAGCGCGGTGCGGGCGCTTTGCGGGAATTATTTCTTTTTCTTGGGTGACTCTTCGGCTTCCACCTCAACGGCGGGAGCGGCTGGCTTGGCTTTGCAGAGGTGGCGCTTGAGCGTGTCGCCGAGGGAGACGACGAGCGTCTCGTCTGCGGTCAACTCGCCGGCCACTTGCTTGGCCTTGAAGGCTGCGAGCTGCTCGCCGAGCGGGACGCTTGGCAGGTGCTTGACCTGCCAAGTGTCGCCGGTGCGGGTGAGCGTGATTGCTAGGCGCATCAGGCTTAGGCGCTGACGATGCGCTTGAGGGCGGCGGCGTGGCCGAGGGCGTAGCCGTAGTTGACCTCGAGGACTTGTTTTTCGGTGTCGGTGTCAGGGTCAGCCCATGCGCGATACTCGATGGTGAGGCCGGTCTCTGGATCGACGGCGGTCTCGTAGCTGGTGAGGTGGTTCAACACGCCAGGTGATGGCTGGATCGGCGAGAAGGCGACCAAGATCGACTCGGGGAGTGCGACCATGCCGACGAGGTTTTGGCTGTTGCCGGGGATGAGGTTGGTTCCGATGACATCGAAGCCAGCGATCTGTGGCAGGCGGCCGTTTTGGATGGCCGATGCGCTGCCGACTGCGGCGGCGTTTTTGATGCCGGCATCCTTGAGGAGCGCGCCTTCATAGGAGTTGTCGAGGATCATGACGCGGCTGGATTTGCTCCATTTGGCTTGGTCGAGCGCGGTTTTGATGTTGACCATGTCCTCGCTGTCGAACGCGGAGGCCGCGCCGGTGTGGATCGCCGCGCCGTAGTTGGCGAGGGTGACGATCGAAAGGATGTCGCGGAGGATGTCCTCGGCGAGTTTGCGGCCCTTCAAGAATCCGAGTTGCTCGGGGTTGAAGTAAGGCTGGCGGGCGAGTTCCGAGCTGGTGAAGCTCAAGGCTTGATACTTGCGCTTGTTGACCGTGATCTCGCGGCTGTTGATCGCGTTCGTGTCGCCGAAAGCGTAGGTGCCGTTGAAGTCGCTCGTCGCGTCAGTGGCGAGAGGAAAAAACGGAACGCTGATTTTGTCGGTGCCTTGCAGTGGGACCGAGTTGAACACGGTCGAGAAGGAGTTGATCGGGAGAAGTGCCTCGCGGAGCGCGATGAGGGCGCTGTCGAGAACGACATTCAGTTTGAGTTCGGAGCTGATGGTAGTGGCCATGTTAGTGGGTGGTTTGGATTAGGTGGTGGTTGGGTTCGGTGATTAGTGGGGTGTCAAACGCCGTGCAGTCTCGAGTGGGCTTCGAGGGCTTTGCGGTTGGCGCGGAAAATCCGGGTCTTGTCGGCGCCGGTGGAGTTTTTCCACTGGTCGTAAATGGATCCGGAGTCTTGCACTTGGTCGACGGCGGGAACGATGCGAGCGGGCGAAAGGCCAAGGGAACGCTCGAGGCGGTCGAGGTCTTCGCACTTGGTGGCGAGCTCGCTTTTTACGAGGTCGAGCTTCGACTCGATCGCTTTGGCGTGAGCTTCGGCGGCTTCGGCACGGGCGATGACTTCGTTGTATTTGGCGAGGATCGCGTCGGCTGCGGTGGCGCGAGCTTGTGGTTCGGCGGGAGCAGGTTGCTCTGGCTCGGGTGTTGGCTCGACGGAATCGGCAGGGACTGCCACCTCTTCGGCGATTTCGGGGGCGGGAGTTTCGACAACTTCGGGAGCGGATTCGCTGACGACGGTGTCGAGGACTTCGGGAGCGGTGGGCTCTTGGATTTCAGGCTGCTGGGTCATGCCCTGCGCGAAGGTGTCAAATCGGGCGCGGAGTTGGGCGGGGGTTGCGGTGGCTGCGGCGGCGACGCCTTCCTCGATCGCGTCGGCGAATCCGAGGGCCACGGCTTCGACAGCGTCGAGCCATGTTTCGGCGTCCATCATTTCGGTGATGCGGTCGGCCTCCATGCCGGTCTTGCGGACATAGGCGTTGCGGAGATTGACTTTGAGCTTGTCGAGGAGGTCGGCTTCTTTGCGCAGGTCTTTGCTTTCGCCCATCGAGACGGTCCACGGATTGTGAAGCATCAAGAGGGCGTTATCGGCCATAAAGACTGGCTTGCCTGCCATCGCGATGACGCTGGCCATCGATGCGGCCATGGCGTCGATGTGGACGGTCAAGCCGCCCTCGTGGCGACGGAGGGCGTTGTAGATGGCAGTCCCTTCGACAACGGATCCTCCGGGCGAGTTGATGCGGAGGTGGATGTGTTGGCCGGAGAGCTTGGTGAGGTCGCTGAGGAATTCTTTGCTGCCTGCGCCAAAAGCACCGATCTCGTCGTAGAGAGTGACGGTGGTTTCGTTGTCGGCGGTTTTTTCCAGAGCATAAAATTTCGGGGTGGATGTGGGTGTGGTCATGGTTGTGCGGGTGGTTGAATGGGTTGCTCGTCGGCATCCGGCTCGGCGGGTTGTTGCGCGGCGATGCCGTTGCGGAGGGAGTTTGGAAAAACCTGGCTGACATCGAGGCCGAGGGCGTCGCACTTGGCTTTGCGGCGGAGGTAGGTGTCGATCACATCGTCCTCCTCCTCGGTGGCTCGGAGGCCGAGCATGTTGTAGTAGCGGGTCGGGGAGAGGTGGCCTTTGTCGAGTTGCTCGCTGTAGGCGCGGGCGTCGCGGCCGCTGTCCACGGTGATCTTGCGGGGGGCGAGCCATTCGTGCCGCCACCAGTCATCGCCGGGGTATTCGAGGCGACCGGCCTGCATTTCGTGCCAGAGCCAGTATTTGTAGAACGGCCTGCAAAACTGATCGATGACCTGCTGCTGAAGGCGCTCGAGGAAGTTTTGTGTGACCTCCAAAACGGCGCGTTGCTCGGTGCCAGCGAGGCCGACATTGACCATCATCGCTTCGGGCGGGAGGCCGATGGCGAAGGCGACATCGGAGCGGAGGGCGCGCATGACTGCTTCGTAGGTCTGGCCGGGGATGTCGTTCTTGAAGGCTTCGAGCTTTTCGCCTGGCTTGAGCCGCGGGAGCAGGATGCCGTTCGGCAGGTCGCTGGTGGTGAGGTCGCCGACTTCGTTGCTGGTAGTTTTCATGCCAGCGCCAAGGCCGATCTTGGCGACTTCGGTGGATGTCACCATGTAGCCGATCTGAGCGCCGGCCTTATACGCGCCTTTCACATATCCGTTGATTTCGGAGATGTCGCGGAGGTTGGCGGCGGCGGAGTGAAACCACGAGACGCCACGGGGTTGGCCTTGGCGGCGGATGTGGCGGAAATGGAGGATGTCTTCGGCGGGAACGCGGAGGCCGTCTTCGCTGTTGAGCGTGTAGGCTACGGGCGCGCCGTAGCGGTCGAGAATGACGCCGTCGTGCGAATCGGTGGCAAAGGATCCGGCACCGCCGATGGACTCGCCGCCGAGGAAGCGGACGCGAGCCGCTCCGTCTTTGGTCTGGAGGAATTGCGCGAAGAAGTCGCCGTCGATGGCGACCTGGCGAAGGATGAGACTTTGCGCGGTATAAAAATTGACCTGTGCGCCGGCGTCGAATGCCCACGCCTCGGCGCAATTTCTGTCTTCGAAATACTGATCAACCTTCTTGTTCCACTCGGTGTTGCTGGTCTTTGGCTGAACGACGATGCCGGTGCCGACGGCGCGCTGGGCGAGGTGTTCGACGATGTAGGTGGCTTGTGGCGCGTTGTTGTAGAGCCAGCGCGAAACCTTGAGGATTTCAAGTCGGCTGTGCGCGGTGAGTTCGCGCTTCGGGTCGGTCGTAGGAACCCAGATGAGGCCACGGTTTAGAGAGGGCTGGGCGGCCTCGAACGCGGCAGCTTTGGCGTCGAGCTTGCGGGGGCGGCCTGCTCCGGGGCGATTGCCTCCCCAACTTGATTTTTTGATTTTCGCGGACACGCCGAGGCGGGCGTGTCAAACGGCGGTGCCGTAGCGGGAGCGGTCGGCGATGTTGAAAAGTTGCCGGCCGTTCGGGCCTTCGGAGAGGATTTCTTCGAGGGCTTGGAGGAGGAGCCATTTTGGAAACGAGACCTGTCCGCTGGATGCAGTGCCGTCGCCGCTGATGGATGTGATCGTGACTTCCTCGGACGCGGAGAGAAATGCGGCGTCGGCGAGTGCCTGAAGTTCGGCGGTGGTCTTGGTGCGGCGCAGGTAGCTTTTAACGCCGCTGATTTTGTCTAGGTCGGTCACGCCCGAGGGGGCGTGTCAAAGATTCAGCGGTTTAACCACGGAGGACACGGAGAGCACGGTGGGGGAGGAATGCAGGGACGGTGCGCGCTTCCTTTTCAAGCGTGGGCTTTCGGGAGTCTCGGGCCATGAATGACCGCCCATCCCACCGTTGCATGTCGCTCCGGTCGTGTGTCCGCCTGCCTGCGTGAAGGCGGGGGAGTCAAAGATTAGAAATTGCGCGGCCGTTCAAGTGTGACTTGAGTTCGAGGGGTCTTTTCTAAACATATTTTTGACGGAAATTCTGGTGTCTTTTTCCTTCAAAAACTTGTTACAAAAACGACCCTGTTTTTGTAACAAGCCCGTTGAGATATACGGCAACGGAGATATGCTTTGTTTATACCGCTTGAGGTATATGTCAGAAAATTGTGGTCGTTTTTCTGACGAAAAACACCCGCCAAAGTATGCATCGTTGAGAGGCATGGCGGGTCTGCTGATTTTAGCGAGGAGTCAAAGAGGGATCAGGTGAATTTTGTTCGCTTTGAACTCCATGGCGAGTTCGTATTTTTGTCCGCCGCCGCTGTCTGGGAGTATCGACTCGATGTATTTCCCGCGTGACTGATCGCCTCGGGCGCGGTCGAGCTTGGCCCAGCTTTCGGGCTGCATGGAGACTGAGCGCGTGACGGCGGTTCGGCCTTTGGCGTTGGCTGACTTCTTGCCTTGCGGGCGGCCGGCGCCTTTGCGCGGGCCGCCGTGGGTGGTTGGCTTTTTCATTCTATGTCTCTCTGGAGATCGTTGATTATTTCGGCGGCCCATTGAGCGGCCACGGCGTCGATGTCATTGGCGTCAGTGCATTCATAGCCTCCGACCCCCTCCTCGAGGTCGAGAAGGATTCGATCCTCTGGATAGATGTTAGTGAGTGCTGATCCGTAGGTGATGCGACCGCTGTCGCCATCCATAAGGATCGCGGGGTTGTGGGGTTTGGCAACGCCGTTTTCGGCAATGTCGCGGATAGCGGCTGCGAGTGCATTAGTTAATTGGTCGAGTTGGATTTTCATTTTTTCGAGCGGGTGGAGGTTTTGAGGTTGTGGGCGATGAGGAGGCTCTCGGATTTTTCGATGGCGAAGGTCAGTTCCTCAAGCGTGTTTTTCAACTGCTTGCCGAAAATGACGAGGTAAGACAGGGCGTTGTAGAGTTGTTTTTCTGAGGTTTTCATTTTTGTCGTGTTGGTTGGTGGCGCGGGGATCGAACCCGCGCCGGGTGGATTGTTAGGCGGCGCGGAAGATTGGGGCCATGGAGTAGTTGTCAGGCCTTAAATATTCGCAGTCCCCATCGTTTCTGACTTTCACGCGCTTTTCATTTCCTTGAAAGCGGACGGTGGCAAAGGAGCCTTTGCGGTTCAAAACCGTCAGTGAGTAGATGCAGTCATAATCACAAATGCTGCGAGCGGTCAGGGTGGTGTTGGATTCGATGAGTTTCATTTTTTCGTTTTGGTTTTTTGTTTTCGTCGTCGCCGTGGTGGCTTCGATCTGGGATGACAATCTCACGAACTTGATTTCTCGTCAACAACTTTTTTTCAAGAAAATGAAAATATTTTTGAAGGCTTGCGGAGCCGCATGAACACTAGCGCGGCGGGCGGTTCAGGTAAAAAGTTCGGGGAAAAGTTCGGGGAAAAGTTCGGGGAAAAGTTCGGGGAAAAGTTCGGGGATCATATCGGTGCGCTCACCGAATTGCTCAGAACATGCCGAAAATTTTCATGAGGTCATCCACGCCTTTTGAGTCGGTGACCGGCGCGTGTTCGTTCTCCTCTTCGCCTTCGTGGTAGGCATAGTCCCATGTTTGGTCGAAGAGCTTGCGCAGGCCGCGTGCGCTCATGGTGACATTTCCGTCGCCCGCGAAGCTGGGATTTTTTGCCACATAGATTTTCCAGAGTTGGGATTTTTTCATTTGAATTCGATGGCTCCGGCTTTGCGCAGTTGTTGAGCGCAGGCGTAGTTGAGGCGAACCGAGTCGGCGAAGTGGTCACCTGCCACCGATCGCCATTCTTTCCGGCCTTTTTTACTGACGATGATTTTTTGACCCATGAAGGCGGACAGGAATTCTTCGCCTGCGTCTTTCGGGAAAAATAGAAATGGGGATTTCCGCTTGGCGATGCGGTCGATGAAGAGCGAGACCTTCGACGCGAATTCGTTGACCGTGTAGAGCGGCATGGTGGGGTATTCCTTCAACACGCTCTCGGAGATGCTGCCGAAGTTTGCGCCCGATCCTTTGGCGGGGAAAAAAAAATTCCCCGAGAGATAGCACGCGCGGTAGACGGCGTTGGCGTTGAAGCCTGAGTCGAGCAGGCCGCCGATAGGCGTGAGCTCCCGGCCTCCGGCGGTCTTGTATTTCTGCGACTGCGCGACCTCGAGCATGTCGTCGATGCCGGTGACGGTGCCGTAGTCGATGACATAGGCGTCTCCATTTTCTGCAAAGGCCATCGTGGTCCAGTGCGATGTGTCTTGGCCAACATCCGCCGAGAGCGTGATAGCCACCGGCTCGATGGGGCAGGCTCCGCGAAGGTAGTCTTTGCGACAGGCGAGCACCTCGGCGCTGGTGGCTCCGGTGCCTTGCACGGTCCAGCGGCGGGCGTTGCGCTTTTGCACGAATTGTTTCATCGCCTCGGTGTCTCCGGCCTTGCGGTCGAGATCGGCTTTCACCCACTCGACGGCGAGCGATCCCCACGGAATCCACCAGACGGCAGCGGCATCGTAGTGGAAGGCAATTCGACCAGGCGCGCCGTGCGACTTCACGATGTAGCGCGAGCCGGATGACAAGGCGCGGCGGATGCGCGGGTCGTCCATGTATTCGTGCGAGCATGTCGGGCAGACGAGCCGGGCGCTCTTGGCCACGCGGTCCCAGAGCATGGCGCCATTGGCGTCGGTCTCGCGGTCAAAGGCGATGTTTTTGAAATCCCACGGGTGAACTTCGCCGCATAAGCACTGCCAGGAGAATTCGCGCTTTTCGCATAAGTCTTCTGCGTCATGGAAATCGTCGCCCTCCTCGCCTCCTTGCGAGACTAGGATGCGGCGGGCGTTCCATCGGTCGTGAGTTCGCCGGCGGAATTCCTCGAGCATCCCGCGCTTCCAACGCCACACCTCATCGGCTATCGCCCAGCGGATGGATTTCTCTTGGAGGCTGGTAAGGTTTGCGCCTCCGATGAAGAGCGGCATGTGCGGGAAAAGGATCTCCGTCTTGCGCTTTTGGTGCCGGTCTTTTGGGAAGAGCTTGGCGACCGAGGGTATCGCTTCGAGCATCGGCCCGAGGCGCGACTCGGCCCACTGCTTCGCTGTTTTGTCCGTCTGCCCGGTCACTAATGTCGGGCCGGGGTTCTCCGATATGATCCATGCCAGCAGAGACTCGAAAAGCGTGGTCTTCCCACTGCCGACAGGTGCGCAGATTAGGATCTCGTCGTTCGTGTCTTTGGCGATCTCTTCGATTGGCTCGTTCATCCACTGCGCTGTCGTGGAATCGAATTGCGTATTTCGTGCCGAGTGCGGAACGACGACATGCCGAGACATCCATTGCACCGGACTCAGCCGCTCGCCGGGGTTCACTCCGAGCTTGAAGAATTCTGCGATCATTCGTCGGAAAGCGTTTTGAGAATCCGGTTTATTTCATCTTCAAGGATAGGCACCATCTGAGCCGCCGATAGCCCTTCGAGTCGCCCAGGCAATGCGCCCACCCATGAGAAGAGTTGAGCCTTCACGGCCATGCCGAGGCCGATCATTTCTTCCTCGACCTTCTCTTTTGCGATGTGCTTCCCCTTGGTGACCTCCAGCAGATACTCGATCCGGTCGCCCTCGAGCTTCAGCTTCCTGAGCCTCGCGGCCTTCATGTCCTCCACGGGGAGGCCGGTGGTCTCGGACTCGGCGGCAAGATTGCGCGCCTGCCGTTTCGTGACAGCAAGCTCACTGGCAATCCGATCCGTCACAGGATTTCGCGGGCGGCCCTTGCCTCTCTTTGGGGTCTTCTTTGGTTTCATTATAGGGAAATGGGGATTTTATTACTCACATAAAACTAACGAGCGACTGGCAAAC